ATTGACATTGAGTTTAATGATCCAGGAACTACCAATCCAAATATCTTCCAACCACCTTCTGGCGAGATTCCAACAAATGATATGTTGAATCCAGGAGATCAGTTGGTCGGTCCATACCCACCAAGACCTACCGATAACATTACCGACGACGGATTGACTGGTAATCTTGATGGAATTGATCCAAATGTCAAGGCACCTGAAGATCCTTGTGCTAAACCTTGCTAAATATAAAAAAAGGTGTGTAGATGGCACTAACGACCAGAGAATATAAAGACTTAGATTTAAATTTTAAAGCGCATCCAGTCACAAAAGACGTGGTTAAGCGAACTGGCAATGCAGCTATTATTGGAGCATTGCGTAATTTAATCTTAACAAATTTGTATGAAAAGCCATTTCAACCTATTTTTGGATCTAGAGTTCGTGGTTTATTGTTTGAAGATGTCTCATTTATTACTGCAAACATTCTTCAAACTGAAATTAGTAATGTAATCACCAATTTTGAACCTCGTGTTGGGATTGATGCGATTCGTGTGCAGGCAAATCCAGAACAAAATCGCTACGATATTACTATTCGATTCTTCATAAATAATCTCGAAGCACCAATCACAATCAACTTCTTCCTAGAGAAGGTCCGTTAATGGCAAACACTGATCAAAAACTTGTAGTTTCTGAGTTAGATTTTACTCAGATTAAAAATAATTTAAAGAATTTCCTCAGAGACCAGTCTGAGTTTTCAGACTTTGACTTCGAGGCTGCAGGTATTAATACCCTATTAGATATTCTTGCTTATAATACGCATTATATGGCATTCTATAACAACATGATTGCTAATGAAATGTTCTTGGATACTGCGTTGCTTCGAGATTCAGTGGTATCTCATGCCAAAATGCTAGGATACACGCCTGTATCCTCAGTCGCATCGCGAGCGACGATAAATTTACAAATTACTCGCCCGCAAGGTAATACACAAACAACGCTAACCTTACCCAGATTTACTCGATTACAATCAACGCCACTTAATGGTGTATCGTTCACATTCGTGAACACAGAAGCGAAAACAACTAATTATGATCCAACTTGTAATCGTTTTTGTTTTGATAATTTGTATATTTACCAAGGTCAACCATTAACCTATACATTCACATATAATTCTACTAACAATCCAACTCAGTCATTCGAATTGCCAGATGCTGGTATCGACACATCATCTTTGGAAGTTTTGGTACAAGAATCATCGACGAGCCTTAAGACTGAACGATTTACATTAGCAACAGATGCAACAACTGTTTCATCTAACTCTGCTGTGTATTTCATCGATGAGACGCGCAATGGCAAATATAAAATTAACTTCGGCGATGGTGTAATCGGTAAGAGTTTAACAAATGGTAATATTGTAGTCGCTAACTATATTAAAACAGATGGCGCTGCAGCAAATAAATCGAACGCATTTAGTTTAATAGATGCAGTTGGTGGATTTACAAGTTCTATTGTTTTTCCGATTGTGGCGGCTTCTGGGGGATCTGGTCAAGAGTCTGTAAGTAAGATTCGATTTAGTGCGCCAAAAGCCTATGTTTCAAACAATCGCGGTGTTACGAAAGACGATCTTGTTGCACTTATTAATAAAAATTATCCATACTTCGAAGCAGTTAATGTTTGGGGTGGTGAAGAAAATGATCCACCTGTCTATGGTAAAGTATTTATTGCTGCAAAACCAACACTCGGAGTTGAGGTTACGGAATCTGAAAAACTTGATGTTATTAACAATGTTATTAAACCTGTTTCAGTTGTAACTGTATTACCTGAATTCGTAGACGTAGATTACAACTTTCTAAACATTTATGCTGAAGTATATTACGATTCAACTAAAACTGTTCGTTCTAAGGATGCAATTAAATCCTTAGTTCGTACGGCAATTTTAAATTTTAAAGATTCTGAGTTAGATAACTTTAACAGTCGATTTAAATTGTCTAGATTGCTTCGAACAATCGACGACTCAGAGATCTCGATTTCTTATTCTGATGCTGTTGCTGTTATTGAAAAACGAGTTGTGCCTCAAGTCGGAACTGCGAGAAATTACACACTTAATTTTAGAACACCAATTACACGCGAAGATTCATCATATAGAATTTACTCGGCGCCAGGATTTCAACAGTTTGACTCTGATGGAATTCTTCGCGAATGTTTCTTTGAAGAAACTCCAGGATCTTCCTCTGGAATCGAAAAGATTATAATTTTAGATGCACCAGGAAGTTATTTAAGTGTACCAACAATTACAATTAAAGGTGACGGTGTAGGCGCAAATGCATATCCGATAGTCGTAAATGGAAAAATTACACAAATTGTAGTGGATAAACCAGGTAGTAATTATAAAACTGCAACAGCTGTTACCACATATGAAGAAGAGATTGATGAAACTGTTGATTTAAGTGTTTCCATTCAAAATCGATTTGGAATTTTACGCAGTTTCTTTTTCGATAAAAACAATATTAAAACTACTTTAAATCCTTCGGCTGGAACTATCGATTATTTGTTAGGTAAAATCACATTAAACGAGTTTAACCCAGTTTCAATTAAAGATCCACTTAAAATTCTTCGATTATTTGCTCGACCAGCGACAAATAATTTTGAATCTGCACGCAGTTCAATTATTACTATTGACGATGATGATGCGAATGCAATTAAAATTGATACACGCATACTTGATTAATGTTTGCAAATAATTACATTTCAACCGTAGTCGAAAACCAGTTACCTGGTTTTATAAGAGCAGATCATCCTAATTTTGTTACATTGCTCAAAAAATACTATGAGTACATGGAGCAATCGAATAAAACATTACATCTTGGTAAACATCTTTATGATTACATGGATGTTGAAACAACTCGCACTGATCTTGTTAAATATTTTAAAACTAAAATTATTCCAAATTTTCCAGAAGAAACTGAGTTATCTACAGAAAAATTAATTAAATCTGCAAAATATTTTTATTCTAAAAAAGGTTCTGCTGATTCATTTAAATTTTTGTTTAGAACATTATATCGTCAAGAAATCGATGTGTATTTTCCGAAAGAGGATATTTTAAAAGCCTCTGATGGTAAATGGAAATTACCACAAGCAATACGACTTGCTTTTACGGATACAAGTTCTTTAGTTGTCGGTGGCAATGTAACTGTAAATGCGATTACTGCAAACGTAGTAAGCGCGAATGGATTTAATCTTATATCAAAAGGCATTACTGCTAATTCATTTATTCGTATAGGTGATTCGCGTCGTAAAGTTCTTACAGTTAATTCTGCTGGAGATTTTCTCAATGTAGAAATTGCATTTGCGAATACCTTTAACGTCGCTACTGGCGCTGTAATACCAAAAACATTTGATAGCGCAAAACTATTTAAAGTTCAGTTAAGCGAATACACTAATTTTAATATTAAATTGCTTGAAAAGAAACTCGGCGTTGGCGAAACTTCCAGAACAACTTGTGTTATTGAAAAAGCAGTATTAACAGTTGATGGAGAAACGGGTCGCGAGTTCGTAGAACTTTATGTATCAAATGTTACACGACTATTTGATGCGGGCGAGAATTTAATTGTTAAATACACTGAGGCAAATGTAGAAAAAACATTTAAATCGAAAATTGTTTCATTAATTTCTAACATCAGTTTGTTTAAAAATAGATTTGGTGTTGTACAAACTGGTAGAAAGTATATAACTGGCGATCCTGTTGTCATACATAAAGGATTGGCAGATTCGCCCGATGCAGTAAAAGCAGTTGCTGTTGTTAATAATGTTTCTACTGGATCTATTGAGTCTATCGAAATTATAAAACCAGGATATTTTTTTAGAACCGACCCTAATTCTCTAGTTCGTGTGCTTTCTACAACAGGCATCGGTGCTAATGTATTAATTTCTGGTATTTGGGATGATGGTGGTGCAAACAGCGCAGACATTCAGTTTAATACAGATTCTGTTTACTATAAAAACGATATTTTATTAAATGCGTTAGAGTATGATTTCGATAATGTAACAACATTTGCAAATCAAACAATCGGCGCAGGAAATACTACAACATTAATTAATTTAAACACAGCAACTCATGTAGCCAGTACAACAAATGATTTTTATAAATCCTTTGTATTAAGAGTTATAAGCGGAACGGGTTCTGGTTCTTCACCAAATACAACGACAATCACTGCATATAATGGAACAACTAAAATTGCAACATTATCGCCAGCTCTTGGTTCTGCTGTAGATGGCACTAGCAATGTTAAAATTTTTGCAAATGCTCAAACAGAAATAGGCAGAGCATTAACATTTGAAACAATTACTCTCGGTAAAGTTCGTGCACTAAATCTAGAAGATGGTGGATCATTCTTTGAAGCACCACCTACTTTCGACGCGATTTCTTTACATGATTCCGATTATTCAGCCGATCAGGGATTTTTAAGAATCCCTTCAGGTCAATTTTCTGTGTACAATCCATCAGGGGAACCACCAAGTATTCGTTTAAATTCGTCAAACTCAACATATAGTTTGGCAAATGGATTTTATACTGGAAGTCGTTTATTTTTAGATGTCGGTGATACTGCTCACTATTCTGAAATAGTAGATTATGTTGTAAATGATCCAGGCAGTTCCGCGAATACAAAAACCATATTTTTAGATAGAAAATTTGCAAATAATATTACAGCAATAAACATTTTAAATTTCGCATTATTTTTAGATTTTCGACCAAATGTTAGAGGCGCTGGCAAACTCGGTCTCGTTGAAATAAAAAGCGGAGGTAGTGGGTATAATATAACGAATAATGTAATTGAGTTTATAGGAACTGGATATGGCGCTAATGCATATCATACAGTTGATGCGAATGGAGCAATATCGAGTATAACCATTGATAATCGTGGAGAGGGTTATCCAGTAGCACCGACCATTTTAGTTAGAGATACGAATACAGGTAATGTGTCCTCTGGAACTGGTGCTGTGCTCGAAGTCTATTTACTAAGTGATGGTGAAGAATTTTCAGCTGAAACCTCAGATATTGGTCGAATTCAAGACTTTAAAATCATTAATCGTGGATTTGAATATGCGAATACGCCGCTCACCTCATTAAAAATTGTTGATGTTTTGACCGACAATCTCGCTACAAGTCAAATTATCGTGTCTGGTGATTCTGTTTGGCAAGGTGGAGCCACGAATGCCAATGCAACGTTCCGTGGCACGATTGATGACATTTATCGATCAGAATCAACTGGTGGCGCCTTTGGTTTAGGTAATACAGTTCTTCGCGTCTTTAACTATTCAGGAACAATCGACACCGCGCAGCCTATAAAAGCGAATACTGAAGCTGGTAATGTTGTTCTTAACGTCTCCACATCTAATGCAACCATATCCTTTAATGATATCAATGATGCTACGGAACGACAATATCCACATTACTATGGTGATGGATTAGCCAAGGCAAACACTGAGTTCCTTCGAGGCTTAATTAAATATGGTGGATTTTATTTAAACACTGATGGATTCTTAAGTGCAGATAAAAAGATACAAAATAACGACTATTTTCATAATTTCTCGTATGAAATCGTCTCTGAAAAGACCTTAGAGGATTATAACGAAACAGTATATCGTGTCGCTCATCCCGCAGGTGTGCAATTACTAGCCAAATTTCTTATGAAGGATATTTTATCTGGGCAAATGAATTTAACATCCAATGTGTACACGTCCAACACATTGCAAGCCACCAATGCAAACACCTCATTTTCTAGCAATAGTTTCTTTGGTAATACCTCTAACTTTACAGTAAACGCGAGTAATGGTGATTTAATTGTAATAAATACTACAGAGACTGCATCTTTAAAACAATACACAAGAGTTATCGCGAACGTAGTAGATGCTAATCTTATTCATTTAGATTATCCGATTGGTGGTTTAGGTGATGGCAAATTAAGAACAGTGAGTGGTAATGCAAATGTAATTGTGTTCTCAAACACATCAGCTGTTTCTGAAAGTTTAGAGGCAGGAGATAACATTAGATTTAATGTTGCAGGAACAATTTATGATCGATATGTTATATCAACGCCAACTAGTAACGTGGTGTTATTAAACACAACGATAAGCGATACAGGAAATGTGGTCTACAATAAAGAGCCGAAATATAATGTTATCTCTTATAAAATTATTCGAACAGGTTTATAAATGAAGTCGTTAGTAACAAAAAGTTTTGGAATTACAAACGCTAAAAACTTCGAAAAAATGGTTTCAGTTCCATTAGCGAATGTTTATATTCTATTAGGTAGATCATTACCATGGGCAAACACTGCCAATGCTGCTAATTTTGATGATGTTACAATTACAACTCCGCACAATACTACACACTATGAAAATGGTATAAAGCGCGATGGATTACTTTTAACACGAATTACCAGCAATGATATTCAGCCAGTTATCCCAAGAGTAGATTGGTCGAATAACACAGTTTACGTTGCTTATGATCAAACGGCAAATCTTTTCGTAAAAGTATTAGATACACAAGTTGCTGGCGGTAATGTAAATGTTTCTGCAGGTCTTGCTAATACTGTAAATGCTAATGGGATTAACTTCACTTCTTCATCGCCCGTAATCTCAGTCGGAGATTATATTAAAATTGGTACAGAAATTAAAGAAGTAATTAAATCGAATGCAACAGCATTGGTTGTAAACTCTAACTTTACAAGCGCATATACTTCTGCAAATATATTTGAAGTGAATTATTCCACAACGCAGTATTCCAATAAGTTTTATGTTCGTAATGGTCAAGATCAAGTATTTAAATGTTTATTTAATAACAATGACGCGCAATCTAATACAATGCCGCAAATTACTATAGGTGGCGAACTTCCTGAAAATCCATACATCGAGACGATTGATGGATATAAATGGAAATATATGTATACGATTCCCTCGGGATTAAAAAATAAATTTTTTACTGATAAATATATGCCAGTATTGCGCGACACTGTTGTATTCGATAATGCAAAAGATGGTCGTATTGATATTATTAAGATTGTAAGCGGTGGAGATGGACACTTTGCTGGCTCTAATGTTAACAATTATTCTGTTGTTAGTGTAACAGGCGATGGAACTTTGGCGAATGTTACTGTAGATGTTGTAAATGGTGTAATTACTGATATTAATATTTTAAATGGTGGTAATAATTATACAACAGCAACTATCACGATTAATGATCCGCTAAAACAATCAATTAGCAACACTGCAAATTTGCAAGCTGTAATAAGTCCACAGTACGGTCATGGACAAGATCCACAAAAAGAACTTGGCGGATCGAACATCATGATCTCAGTGGATTTTGAGGGCGATGTTGCGGGTGAATTACCAGTTGAAAATGATGGGGGAGATTCTATACGACAAATTAGTTTAGTAAAAGATGTAAAACTTGCTAACGGAATATTTGGTAATGCATCAAACTTTCCAATGTATACTAAAATCTTTACCTCTAATCCACCTGTGGATTTTTCTCGCAATGAAACAGTTTTTGTCGTATCAGATGAGGCATCAGGCTTCGAAAACTCCATTTTTAATGCAAAAGTTATTCATTTCGATAGTACAAATAATGTGCTGTATGTGAATAACATTGTGGGCAATGTTAATCTTATTGAGGGTAAAAAGATTACTCAAAAGGACGCTCCATCGGCATTTGCGACAGTTTTTAGTGTTACCAAACCAGATATAAATATTTTCTCTGGAGAAATTATGTATATTGAAAATAGAGCCAAAATTACTCGTAATGAGAATCAAACTGAATCAACTAGATTTGTAGTAGAATTTTAAGGTGTAATTAATGTCAGATTATAACGCATCACCATATTGGGACGATTTTAGGGCTACAAATGGAGCCTTAGAAAACAATTATATGAAGATTCTTTTTCGCCCTGGATTCGCAGTTCAGGCGCGAGAATTAACTCAAATTCAATCTATTTTACAGAATCAAATTAAACAATTCGGTAATCATATTTTTCAAGATGGATCGCCAGTTGTGGGTGGGCACCTAACATTAGATACCTCCATTAATTATGTTAAGTTAAACACACAATTTAACAACGCAGACATTGATCTTGAGGATTTTTTAGGAATAGTCGTTTTTAATTCTGGCTCACCAAAAACTCGCGCAAAAGTAATTCAAACCTTTTCTACTACAACAGATAGAGCTTTATTAATTAAATATCTGCGTGGTACTGTGTTTAGTGGTGGTCAAACAATCTCAACTGGCGCAGGTAACTCAGCTAATGTTCGAACTGATGCTGCTAATACTGGAACAGGTTCAGTTGTATCTATTAATCAGGGTGTGTTTTATGTAGATGGATTTTTTGTAAACGTCGCACCACAAACCATAGTGTTAGAACCATACTCTGCTACACCGACATATCGAGTTGGTCTAGAAATAGATGAGGAAATTGTTACTGAGTCTGTTGATAATGCGTTACTAGATCCTGCGCAAGAAGCCTTTAATTATCAGGCGCCAGGAGCACATCGTCAACAATTTAATCTTGTACTCGCAAAAAGAACAATCGAATCTGTTGATGATAGTAGATTTTTTGAACTGCTTCGTGTTGAAGGCGGTATTATTACTCGTCAAGTTAGTTATCCAATTTATTCAGAGCTCGAAAAAACATTCGCTCGCCGAACTTACGATGAGTCGGGTAATTACGCAGTTAAACCATTTCGTGTAAATCTTAGTGCAAATACAGGCGTGTCAGCAAATGCTAACACATTTATCGTTAACATTGAGCCAGGAAAAGCCTATGTTAAGGGATTCGAATTCGAAACAATTGGCACAAGAAAAATTGCAGCTAATCGAGCAAGAACATTTAAAACGAACAAAGACTATGATTTATCAGTATATTATGGAAATAGAGTTCAGCTCGCAAATGTTATTGGTAGTAGCACCAATGGCATTGTTCTCTCTGATAATTTAGATGAAGTTGATATTCACTGTGTTGCGAATAATCTTATAGATTTAACCTCAGGTATAAGCGCGAATCATTTTTCGACACGCATCGGCACTGCTAAGTTAAGAAATATTGAAAGAACTTCAAGCCCAATCGTTTATTATGCATATTTAACTGATATTAACTTCACACCAATTATTTCTGTTACAGGTGGTGCTGGTTCGAATGTTCGAACAGTAAATCTAGGATCAAACTTCTCAACAACAACTGATGCATATGTTGGTGGCACACTAACAATGATCGATCAAGTTGCTGGTAAATCAGGTCAAATCGTTGCATATAATGGAACAACGAAAATCGCGACACTTGATCGCGACTTTACTCAGACAATCGTTGTGAGTCAAAGATTTTCTCTGTCTATGCCCGTAAGTAGCGCAGAGTCTGTAATAATTGCAAATACAACATCGCTAACTTCAGCAAATTTACAAGCAAATATTGCACTCGGTGGTAAGAGCATTATAGGCGACGCGCAATTAGAAGACACTACATTTAATAAAATGTTATTCGAATTACCTAATTTTTATATTCGTTATGACAGTGATGCCGATGTTAATTTCTATAGAAAAAAGATTTTTAAAAATCAAAGTTTTTCGGAAGATTCTAATGGATCATTAACTGTTGCATTAACTGGGTCTGAAACATACGATTTCGGTACGGATGGACAAAATGTCTCCAATGCAGATATTATCGAAAATATTATTGCTGTTCCTACAACTGGATCAACACCAGGACAAGTTATCGATTTAACTGCCTCTGGTAAGAGTGTAAAAAGAACTACAAATCAAACGATTAAATTGCACACTGATAGCGCCTCAGGTGCATCGTTCACTGGTGATGTGTACGTTACAACTAAAATTGCAAACGCTAACGGACCATTTCGTAGAACTAAAACTCTAATTCAGTCTAATACAACATTAACTGCTGGGGATTCTTTAACCTCTGCTGATTCTGTTTTAGGGTACACAAATGTTAAGATAAACACATCTAATGGTATTACTTGGTTTACCACGGCAAATGTAATTAATAAGAATCCAGGCGAACGTCAATCATTATTTGTTGCTGATGTTATACAAATTAATAAAATATTTGATTCGGGTAATACGAGTCATGCGCCGAACACAACAAATATGATTGATATTACTGATCGATATACACTTGATAGTGGTCAAAACGATAACTACTACGATCATGCATCAATTATATTAAAACCAGGGTCATCGGCTCCAACTGGGCAAACTGCAGTGTTGTTTAATTACTATTCACACTCTGGTGAGGGATATATTTCTGCGAAATCATATGCGAGCACAATTTACGAGGCAGAGCAAATTCCAGTTTATCAAAGTAGTTCTGGTAAAAAATATAATTTGCGCGATTGTATTGATTTACGTCCGATTCGCGAATCAGGAAAAATTACAACTCCATTTAGAACACTACCCATTGATGCAAGAGTTAATATTGCTGTTGGCAGTTTAGGTGTAACTTCTAATCTTTCCTTAGCACAAAATATATTGACGCCTCCCATTGTCACAGGAACATTGATTAAAGTAAATGGTGAGTTTAGAACTGTGAATGCAATATCGAATTTAACACATGTTACAGTTACTAGTGGATTTAGCACCGCTGCAACAAATACTGCCATTGAAGTTGTTCTTCAAAACTATGATTTTTCTGGTGGCATAATTCAAAGACCTACCGATCCTTTAGAATTAGATTATGATTATTACTTGGCGCGTATCGATAAACTTATCGTTACAAAAGATAAAGAATTTAAAATGCTTAGTGGTGTTCCATCGCGTACACCGAAAGGGCCAGTTGAAAACGAAAATTCAATGGCAATATACCGAATGTATATTCCGCCATACACAGCCTCTTTACAATCTATCGATTTATCATTGATAGATAATCGTCGTTATACAATGAAAGATATTTCAAATATCGACAATCGCGTAAAAGAACTGGAATCATTTATTCAACTTAAAGAATCTGAAAAATCAATTATTCAAGATCCACCAAGATCGCCAACTACTCCAACAATTAATAAACCAATTTATGGAACTTTGGTCGATGAGTTTGATGATCTCCTGCAAGTTGATCAGCATAATGATTTCGCTTGTTCTATTGAAAAAGGTAAACTATCTCCGTATAAAAAAATAACACAATTTCAACTAAAACCAAGTCAAACGATTTCGAGTGCAGAAGGTCTTCGCGATAAATTGCTTCTCGTACCATACTCATCAGAGGTCGCTTTCGCAGAACAAAAACTCGCCACTTCGAACGTAGCAGAAACAGTGCAATCTACGATGATCGCTAAATTTGAAGGATTTGTTACACTTACACCTGAGAGTGATTTCTTTTATTCGCTCGAGCATCAACCTCTGGTAACTGATTCTTTTGGCAGATATTATGAATTGCGTCAATCAGTAAGAACATCACACGCATCATTAACGAATACAGTTATCGACATTATTGGTGGCGGTGGTTATAATGAACAAACATATACTAATACAGTCTTAACGTCACAGAATTTACCAACGAGCGTAAATCCAACTGTGTTGGCTCCTGCTCATGCATCTTCTGTTGGGAATATTAATCCTGTTGTTACGCAACAAATTCCAATTAATCTTGCAGGTGTCGCGCCAGAAACATTCTTAAATCAAACTTGGACTGGGCAAGGCGCAGGCGCGAGATCATCCTCGAGCCCATTTGAAATTTATTCGCCAGATTGGACGAGAAATGGGCTTTTCTCGATTGATGATTATTCTGGCAGATTCGAAAATCAATAAGTAAGATAGGAATTACGGAGTAAAACTATGCCAGGACATCCCAATCAAGATAACGATCCAAGAAATCCGATAAATAAAACTGGTAGAATCGGATACCAAAGAGATTTCGAAGAGCGTTACAATCCGAAAACAGATCCTGATGAGCCATTAGTTTATGCTGGATTAAGTCCATTTACACGCGAAAATGATATTAATTTTTCAGCTCGAAACTTAAAACCAGATGCTAATGCAAATTTTTTCTTTGATGATATTAAAGTCAACGATTTTACACAAAAAGCCTCTAGAATTAATGTAAGCTCGAACACCGTTTTAACGAGTGTTAAAATTAATATGGGTTTGTATGGATCAACCTCAAAAGCATACGCTGAAGTTCTCGGGACATCTCGCACAAGTACTCAAAATTTAATCTATATTAATGAAAATTTTATTACAGTTAAAATTGTAAAAGGGGCAGGTGCGACCGATTTAAGCGCATCGAATTTTTCTGTTGACGATTTAGTATATCAAACTGCGACTGGCGCTGCGCTTACTTACTTTTTAAATTTTTCACCACAACCTGATTTCGCATTCGTCGGTAAAGTAAAAAAATGGGAAGTTATTGATGCTTCAAATGGATTTTTAGTTTTAGATCCAATTTTAGGTTCACTTAACACGTCACTTACGAATGACACTGCAAAAAATATTTGGAATTTAAGTAATTTTATTGCTCAGGTTCGCGAAGTATCAATTACTATGGCGAATAATAGATTCCAAGCTGGCGAAACACTTACTTTTGCCGCCAATGGAACTACACTTACAACTGTAAACACTGCGAATGCATATCTAGCATTCTCTTCATCCGTTACAGGAGCAAACATAGGTAATACACCAATACGCTCTATCGTTATTTCCTCTAATAATATTTCACGCGATGGAATTTCCACAATGAATGGTAATACAATTACTATTGTTTCTGGAACTAACATGGGATTTAAAGCAAATGTTGTTGCGTTTGTTGCGAATACTGCGAATGGTTTTAATGAGGCAATTGTCGACGCTACACTGCCAGTGCATTGCACATCTAATTCGGTTTACTCTATCGGAAATCATACTGTAGATGATGTTGGGGCACTAAATGGTATTTTTCATATTCCATCTGAGTCTAATTTAAGATGGTTAACTGGCGAGCGTGTATTTACTATTACTGATACTGCAACATTTAATGAT